ATCTTACCTGACCACGTTCCGTAAGGATAAGCAGTCCCTTCCGCCGGAAGCCCTGCGATAGTCCAGCCCCCCGCACCCGCAACAACATCCGCCTTATTCGCTTCCCATACAATCTCAAAGCGTCTCTTGAGCGGGTCATTTGTCTGTATCCTGCTGTGATAAACCTCTGTCAATGCCATTTCCTAATCCTCCCAAGCTCTGACTTTTCTTGCGACACATACTGCCTGCATTCCGGCACCTTTTGGGTTACGCCTTATTGTTGACCGCTCGATTATATAATCACTTTGGCCGATAATCGTATCTCCTACTTCGAGACTTGCACCAGCAAGCGATTGATTTGCTCCGATAGCATATATTACTTGAATGTAGAACCCATCTCTATCTTCCGGCTCTACGGCTGTCTGTTCTACGAATGTAGGGGCATTCAGAATTGCTACCATTAGTATTCCTCCATTCCGGTCGCTACTTCGGCAAGCGAAGTTTGTATATCCTCAAAAGGAAGTTGTGTCATATCCTGCAAAACCGCCTCATACATCATCCGCTCGAACCGCCCCGTTTCAGCGGTAAGCACTTGTGCGTTAGCAAACTCGTAATAGGCTCTCGCGCCCTGCACGATAAGCCTGCAATGGTCGGCAAGCCCCACAGGATAGACGGTTGCCGAATCTGTCAAATCCGCCGCTTGCATCCGGTATCTGTAATTCACCGTCAGCACAGCATCCGGCACAGGATAGAATAGCACCTCGTAGCGCGTCCCCGTAGTAACCACAAAGTCTTTGTTGCGGATAGTATAGTATTTAGGCGTATCCTCCGTATCACTATCCCTGTAAAACTTCATCATCTTGACAACGCTAATCTTCGTAATCGGCGTCTTATAGACATCCGTATCGTAATCGTATAGGAAAGGTTCTATTATGCCCCCGAAGTCGTCTGGCAGGTCGTAATCGCTGTCGCTGGCAACGTAGTCTATGGTAGCGGCCTTGTTCACGAATGACCATATATGAACGCCTCTTGAGCCGTCGTCTCGAATATAGCGTCCGCCGAGAAACTTCCGATAACCTTCATTTATCGCAATGAGGCCCGCTGCCCGCTCGTCAGCCGACCCTGGAGGCGTGATATTCTGAAAGGTCAGATAATCATCTATCATATCTTTCGCAGTTTTACCAATCGTTGCCATTTGTTTCTCCTGTTAGATAGGCCCCCGCCCTGCCATAAGGAGAGCGAGGGCCTTTTCTCGTTTGGCTCTCGTTTCAACTTCTCTTAACCACGCCAGCCTAAAACTACTACGCTTACTTCGGCGGCATCCCCGGGGGCTCCGGCAAGGGCTTTAATAGTAACAACCGAGCCAGACCACGACGCAGTAAATCCGCCTGTTTTGCCGTCCTCGTTTGCCGTTACCAACGCGGCAAGAATAGTTCGCATAGCGGTAGTATATGTTACGCCATCCTCGCCATTCGCAGCGGTATCGCAACGGAACGTAAGCAGGTCAAGACCGTTAAGAGAGGCTTCAACAACAGAACCTTCAACTGGTGTAATGTCAGCCATTGTTCATAGCCTCCCTTCTTATGCCGCGTCGTCCGCGATACACCATCCTACGGCGCCGTGAGTATCGGTTAGGGCGTCGATTGCAATAGCTTCTGCGGTTGCAGCCATAAGCATCAGCGCAGTAGCAGCAGCCGCACCGGAAGCGGTAACATAATTGCCGCCCAGTCCTGAAACATACTGCTCGGGACAAACACCGGCAACCCAGAACCAGCCGTAATAGGCGTCGGTCATTGCCGAAAGCGCAACCGCGCAAGCACCGGAACTCAAATTAACGGCCGTCCCCGCCTTGTCGTTGGTCATTTCATACCAGACCGTCGCGCTATCACAAACGCAGAAATCTTTAGCGGCAAGAGCCGCATCGGGATTCTGCGTCCCTAACCGTAGATACTGGAAGATAGCAAATCCTTCCTTACCTACGGAGCCATCACAATAAACCTGAATCTTCATACCGATAGGATACTTGGCGGTAGCGACATTGTGATGGTCTGCACCGGTGAACCCATCCGGCGGCGGAGAATTATACACCGTCGGGTCAGGCGCGCCAGGCATATTGTCATACAATATAAAAAGTTCACTGTCGATAGTCTTGTCAGCCATTTCTTTTATCTCCTTTCCTTTTATTGCGGGTCAGCGTTTAGGTCATATTCGACAGCCACAGGTTCGCGTTAGGCTTCCAGCACACCAAGTTACCCGCAAGCATAATACGGGCAAGATAGGAGTCCTTGCCGCCTGCGCGGTCGGCCTGCCAGGTGAACGGCGTTACATTAAAACTCCGCTTCGGGCTTATCCAGAGTTCAATCGTATCTGGATTGACAAGCAGGAAGTCCGTAGTGCGGTCATTCTCTGACAGCCACGAATCCTTGACAAATTCCACATCATCAATTATCATCGTGGTAAAGCCGTATTTCGCAAGAAGCGAACCGTCGCGGGTATAGATATGTCTCGCCTCTACCTGACTGCGGAACTTGTCGAATATCTCCTCGCCACAAACCGCATACAACTTGGAATTAGGCTTCACGTGCCGCTTGACCTTGTTGATACCTGTGCGCAAGTTGGCAATCGTCGCGCTGTAATTCGTAGCGCGGTCTACGAAAGTCCCCGCCAAAGACGCACCACACCACCAATTCTTTACGGTATTGGTGCAGGTAATTGTCCCGTAAGTCTTGGAATGGTCGAATGCGTGGCAAAGACTCTGGAAGTCCGCTCCACCATCGGGCGAAGATGTAGCATAAATCATCGCCGCAAGGGCTTCCCGCAGACCTTCTTGGCTCGTTTCAACAGCCGTCTCGATAGAGCTAATCGGGGCAGTATCCGGGCCGCCGTCATTAAGCACAACATCTTCTACCGTATATTCGATAGGAGTCTGATTATACTTAATAGTGAATTCCGGCTTTTCGAGAACATTCAGCCTGCCGCCCGCCAGCGGGTCATTCACGGTATAGGACTGCGTGAGGGCTGTCCCTTTGGCCATTCTCACGGGCTTCTGTATCTTACTGCCGCCCCGGAATGAAACCTGATTATGCTCTTTCAGAATAGCGAGAAGAGCAAGCTGCAAGAACACTTCATTTTCAACAGAACGGATGAAGAGTTCTCTGGTTACTGTATTAATATCAGCCATTTTGTTTTAACTCCTTTCTTTTAGCTACGAAAGAAGCTATGTTACGCCAGCCTTTTTCAAGTCGCGCATAACTTCTTTCAGTGTTCCACTTTTAGGTGCCTTTAATACTGACGTGCCTCCGGTTCCGGTATCCATAGTAGGGATATTAGCCTTCTTATCGGAGCCTTTGGCGTCTTTGCCGGAAAGCGCAGAATAAGCATCCCGCAGAAGCAGGCGTGTAGTCAAGGAATCGGGTAAATTATCCGCTCCATAGCCTTCCTCTTCAAGCGTCCTGCGGGCAGTTATTATTGCCTCATTCTGATACTTGTCGCCAAATTCCTTATTCAGGGCTTTGAGCAGTCCTTCAAGGGCATTTTGGTTTTCAGATTCAACCCTCCGAGCCTTTTCAGCAGCCATAGTTTCCCGCAACTCACCAATTTCTCTTGTTAGTTCGGAAACTACTGCGTTTTGCCCGTTGTTGCCCGATAGTCCCTGAATTGCCGGAACGACTTTTTTCAAGGCCGAGACAATATCTGTTGCGTCCGCATCTTCTTCATCGAGACCATTCAGAGTAGTCTGTAATGCCGATAATGCGTCCGCAGTTTCAGGCTTTTTGTCTGTCGTTTCGGACTGTTTTACAGCCTCATCGAGCCGCTTTTCAAGTTCTCCTATCTTATCTTGCCAAGTCTTACGCTCGTTTGCGTGGTCTTGGTCGCGCTGTTGCCGGTCGTAGTCCCAGAGAGTTTTCTTCGGCTCTTCGGGTTCTGGTTTCTTTTCCGGTTCAGGCTCTTGAGCTTTTTCTGGCGGAGTTTCTTCTTCAACAACCTCTTCCTCGCCTTGAGAATAAAAATGGTCTGCTATTCCACCGGTAAGGACGGAATTGTCAACCTCGTTCTCTTCCTGCTCAAGGACTGCTGTTTTCTCTTCTTCGGCCATCTCACACGCTCCTTTCTAATTCATATCCGGCTCTTGTCCGGCTGAATTAAATAAGGTCTATTTGACGGATGCTTCGGGCTGGCTTATCGGCTCTTGTCCTTTTAGCTGCCCTTCTTCCTTCTCCTCTTCCTTCTCTTCTTCCTCTACATACTGCGCGATACAACTTAACAAATGCGCTACAATTTCGCTCTTATCCGTGAACTTTACGCTTATCTTGTTCTTATCATCAATGCTCACACTTTCTACAATTTTCGTTTTCGGGTTATATTCGTTCAACGGGTCTGTCACATCCATCCCTTCCTCGAAAAACTTATTGAACGACGGTAGGTTAGGAATAAACACCGACTGCAACTTCTTTGCCATACTACACCTCCTCCTCCGGTGGGACTGGAAGTGCCCCACCCGCTTCTCCTACGGCTTCTGTTCCTTCTTCTGCGGCTTCTGCCGCTTCCATTTGCTCTGCTCTCCATTGCTGGAATGCCTGATATTCCTCTATCTTCTCAAGCATTTCGTCCTTATTCTCTACCTCAAAGGCATCGAGTATTTCCTGGGCTACTACAATCGGGCCGAATACTGCGGCAAGCCTTTCGGCATCCTGCTTTTTGCGTTCAGTATCAAACGGCAACGACGTTCCTATTTTCAGGTTAACATCGAATTTTAATGCCCGATGCTCTTCCGTATAGGTAGCCGCTATATCCTCGAATTTATCCCCTGCAATCCGCACCATTTGTCCTGGCTTCATATTTACTTGGTCGAGTTCGGCGACAATCTGCATTATTCTCCGCACCCACTCGTCCTTTTGTTTTAATTGCAGGCTGGAGCTTATCATTGCGGACTGTTGCAAAGTCGCTATCTCTGTTGCCGTTTGTCTGCCAGCCGCCGTCTGTCCCCGCGCTACTTCGCTCGACGCAAGCTGTTCTTGTATTTCCTTTATCATTCCTCCTTGCGCCTGGAATAAACCTTGACTTGCAGGCGGCGGGGGTTCCCTGCGAACTTTGCTCATCTTCTTAACGCGCCAGACTGCACCAGCAGCAGCGTTTAGCTTTTTACCTTCCGCAAGACCACCGTCTTCTATAATCGTAATTGGGTCGCCGAAATACTTTACATAGTTGAGTATATGCGAACCGCCTATATTTATCCAGTCCTGCAAGCCGCGCGGCATTTCTACAGCGTTCATTCCCTGCCATATATGCGGTAATACGTGGTGAACGCCAACGGTGAAGGGCCATTTACGATAAGGATAAACTTGGTCTTCCTCTTCGGGATTAAGGATAGTCTCGCCAGCCTTGAAGACCATTCGCCCCCACGGGAAGTCCGGCTCATCGTATTCTCGTGTTACTCTTGCAGGCCAATCTCCGCGTGTAATAACATCGCCTTCTTTGAGGGCTTTATTACGGCTGCCAAGTTCCGCTACATTTCCTACCCTGAAAATGCCCTCGTCATCCTTATATATAGCCTCGCGGTCAAGAAGTTCCTCTTGTGTTACATCCTCGACTTCCTCTTGTTTTGTCGTAGAATAATCTCGGAAGTATATCTCCGAAAGAGTTACATATTGCGGCCTGCCTGTATCATCCGTAGGCTTTGTTCCATACTCATTGACGCCTCGCGCCCGTGTGATTAAATCTGCAAGCCGTCCGTCATTCGGATTATCCGGTATTCCTGTGCCTCTATCGTCGTCATACGATTTTTGGAGGCCCCCCATAAGAAAGTTGCCGATTTTGTCAGCATCAAAATCTTCTAATGCCGCAGTCTTTATTTCATCTTCGTATTCCGGCCAGCGTGTAATCGCCCAATCCACGGCTACACGTCTCTTGGAATATACGTATGCCGCTGTATCTACCTTCTCGGCTTCGGGGTCGCATCCGAAGAAAGGGGGCCAGACGAGGTTGGTTCTCGGCGCACCCTTCCACATCTTCGCGTCTGCATCCCATTCTACTTCCGGCTCCCAGAAAGTCTTGGCAATATACATCCCATAGATAGCCGCATCCACAGAAGCCGCAATCCCAAGCATCGGGATGTTAAGGTCTTCCTTGAATTGATATTGAAGTATCCCCTGCCAAAAAGCCGCTATATCAGCATCCTTATTTTGATATGGAATAGCTACTATTAGTGGTCGTCTCTCGGCCTCGATAGCCCACTGTTGCCGCACGGCAGGCCAGATATAATTTACCTGTATTGCAGGCCAGCCTTCTTTGCGTCCTTTTCCGACAAGCTGATTGTTGCAGATATAGTTTAGACCATCATTCCAGAGAGTGCTCCACCTCTTGGTAACTTCCTCTCCGGCCTCAACCATATCTTTTGTCATACCCTTCAAGGCGTCAAGACTATCGTTAGTAGCATTATATATCTGTAAATCAGGCATTATATTGTATTCTCCACTTCATTCTCTGTAGACGGTGGTGTTTTTTCTTCAAATAACGACTCTGTATTGCCCTCGAAGCGCCATTTGAATTTGGCTCCAAGTATAACTCCGGCAAGTGCCGCCAATGCGCCTACGCAAAAACAAGCAATCATTACCGCAAAAACTACATATTCTTCTATCACGCTGTAGCCTCCATTTCTTGATTTTCTTCAAATAATTCCTCATCCATACCTCCGGCATATCTTGAAGGGAGCATATAGAGTTTCCCCCCAGGTTCTATCCCAGGGTGAATTAAATCGAAGTGGTGAGGGCAGCGTAGATGCACCTGCAAGGCTATCATGTGCGCGAAGAGCATATCATCGTGGCATCGGCGTCTATGTTCCCTTTTACCCGATTTCGTAATTACGAATGTCTTTTCTTCGTGGACAAGCATTTCGTCGCAAATAATGATTTTGTTTTCGTATCCTGTGTGTGGGTCGTGACGGCACATTTCCGCCCATTGGTCTATCAGAAGATTTCGACTTGAAAGGTCTGTTTTCCAACCAAGCTTTGTAATGTCCCGTTCCTCGCTATTATCGGGCATTTGCGCCCGCATAAGCAGGTTGGGATAGTCTTTGAGAACAGTAATAGTAGCCTGTCCGTTATTATTTATTTCTGGGCCGAGATATGCTTCATTGTAATATATTCCGGCCTTCCATAGTTCATCACCAAAAATATCAGCGGGGACGCGACCGTGAAAAGTCGCTACAAACCTCATATTTCGCCTATCCAACACCGCAGCCGCAGAGTAATCCCTTTCGCTCCTGTCGTCTTCCTTATCCGAAAGTGCACCTTCGGCCACGTCCCCACCAATAGCATATTCGCAATGCTCCAATGGCTCTTCCCATATCTTCCAATGAGGGCCTACTTCGGGAGCATCTATTGCAACAATATCATCGCCCCGCATTTCGAGGCGAACGTGCCTCACAGGTTGGCTGGCTTGCGCAGTATGATGTTCGAGCATTGTCCTCTGGAATACAAGACTTGCCACATTCAGGAATGCCTCGTTTATCGTCGCGGGATACTTGGATTTGAACATCTCCAAATCTCCGGCAAAGTCGTTCTTTATTGCCCACCTACGCCACGCAATATGGGTCGGGCATAGTCCCTTGAAGTCTATAAGTTTGGCGTGTGCTCTGTTATCTCTCTTCCATTTTTTCGCTATTTTAGTTAGTTCTTTTTCCTCTTCGGTAAGGATTATATTCTCTTCGGGCTTTTTTCTGTATTCGTCGTGTATGAACCACGGCAGGAAGACAAGCCTATAATCGTCCCCGTTTACAAGAGTAAGCATTATTTGCTCGTGCCACCAATCTCCAGCGATTTCTCCAGTTGATTCCCATATAACCGTGCTGTCAACATCCCCGCTTGGTATGCAAGGGTTAAGGTCTGCCATAACCTTTATTGCATTACCCCAATTTGACAACTCGGAGCAATGAACGGTATGGATTGTATCGCCCATCCCTGGGGTTTGCCCTGCTTCTGAACCGATAGAATATCTGGAATTCATTTTGTCAAAATAGAGCTCATTTATATTAGAAATAGCAAGTGATGGGCGCACCGATATTGGGGATTCGTCATACCATCTTCTGCTGCGCTTCAGCCACCTTTGCGGCAATTCCTTTTTGTCGGCAATAGATATGGCGCTATGTCCTGGAATAGTCATAGTTCTTTGCTGGCAGAAAGCAGTAGAGAAAAGCGAGACCCCAAGCTGTCTCGATTTGAGTATTTTTAGGCGCACTGGTTTGCCCGCTTTTCTCATTTTCTGCATTTCATAATAGATAATCTTCTGGGACGAATTAAATTGAAAAGGGATAGGCACACCAACTTTGGGCTGGACTTGCCAAAACGTTCCAGTATAAGTCTCGAAGTCAAGGAGTTGCCTATATTCGCTGACTATTTCACACTTCTTCGGCATTGATTAGTCCTAACTTATTACGTTCTATCCGAGTTTGTGCGCCTCTTCGCCTTTTTTGTTGGTCTTTATGCACCATCAACATAGCTTCGGCAAAACTATCTGAAGCATTATGATTCACGTTATCCGTGAACATAGCGCACATTTTCCCGAGCTTTTCAAGGGCGGACAATTTATCGTGTAGTTCGATTGAGATATTCTGCTTTACTACTTTGTCGTCGCGCATTTTTCGGGTTATTTTAATTTTCTTGATAAGGGCGGTATTCTCTCCGGCTTCTTTTAATTCCTTCAACGACGCGCTATTTTCTATCAAGTCGCAGAAGTCCGCCAAATCCGTAGCGAAAGCTATTTTGGCAATTTCTATTTTTATTTTCTCGGGAGTTATACCTTCCTTTTCGAGCAAATAACTTATCGCATCCTTTACGGTTATCCTATTAAACATATCTGTACGTTTGCTTCCGGCCGCTTTTGCAGCTTTACTTTTATTGAAGCCATTGTTGAGATAATACGTTACCGCGCGTTTCTGCATAGCAGAGAGTTTCTCCCACGGATTTTTTTCTTCTTTCATTTCTTCGTAGTCTTCATCAAATCCTTGTAACATTGTTTCTCCTTTATTAGCTGCCTCTCATCCAATTCCAAAAGGCTGCGAATGCGCTTCCAAGTGCAACGAATACCGCTGTCCAAAGTCTACTCCAAATCCGCTTATGCTCGTCTTCGTGCTTATCCATCCACTTCTCGTGCCCTTCGAGCTTTTCACTTTTGGCAGCCATATTTTCCTTAATTTCGCCAATATCCCCGTGGATTGCGCAGAGTTTCGTATCGAGTTTTGCGTCAAGTTGGTCTATATTCATATTATTTCCTTACGCTCCTGTTCCGTGGTTTGCTTTATATGGGCCTCTTGACTCTTCATCCGTATCTCCGAATGCGCCCATACTAACGTCGTCTGTCGGGTCCCCAGCTCCAATACAAGGGCTTGTTATCCCGTCCTTCATCCAGCCCGTCGGCGTGTAGCGGCCGATTTCACTCTGAAGATGCACGTCTGCGAGTTCGTCGCTTTCCTCTTCCGCGCCGGCCGCATAATAGATGCCTTTCGGATTCGCAAACATCGGGTCGGTGTCGAGTATTCCGGTCCCGCCCGACCCACTCCAGCCGCCCTCGATGTCGGTATAATCGACAGTGACGTCCGCGCTGTCGTATTCGTATATCTCGTCCCCATCACTGTCGGCTTCATTATCCCACAGAATACAATTTTTAAGTGTCGGCAGTGTATCGACACGCTGGGCATACACCGCGCCGCCGAAGCCGCTCGCCTTGTTGCGCGCGAAGGTGCAGTTGGTGAAAATCGGGCTCGATCTATAAATGGCCACCGCACCCCCATTACAACCATCATCCGTCTCGAACCGTGCCTCATTGCCGATGAACTCGCAATTTGTTAATTCACAACCGTTACATTTGTTTGCCTCGAAACGGCATTTACCAAGAAAATCAGGATAAGCACCACTCGATGCTTGAATCGCGCCACCACTCGTTCCAGCGACATTCTCTCTCCAAAGGCAATCGACATATTGCGTATTCACATAGGAGCCACCATCACCAATCGCGCCTGAAGTCACAGCGGCCTCATTATTGAGAAACTTGGTGCGTGTGTGTCTAACTTCTGCGCCATCATTGAAACCAGCACCCCCATGCCCAGTTGTAGCTTCATTATTTGAAAGGATGCAATCTGTAAAGTTTAACGCCGCCGGTTCTGCATAATATCCGCCGCCGGTCGTGTTCTTATTGCTATCAAACGTGCACCTCACAAAATCCGCATCGCCATAGGAGGCAAAATAAGCCCCGCGGCTTTGATTTCTTTTTACCGTGCAATTCGTGAAAATTGCCTCTCTACCGAAAATCTCAACATATATGTCAAGGTCTTCCGCGACCACCGCATCTACTTTGATTAGGCCCCTAATACCGGAATCATTATCAGCAGTGAGCACCTTGTCGCCTGTCCCATTGTATGTTGCAGTATGAGCGACAAGCGCTGTGCGCCCGCTGTCCATATAGATGTCCACGTGGAAAAAACCACCTCCGTCATCAACGATGTTAACATAGATTTTCCCATCAGCGTCCGTGTTTGTGCCTTTGATAAATCCATAGATGCTATACCATTTACTCAGTTGATTGTTATCATCGTTATATTCTACACGGTTAAGCGATTCGAGGCTAATGCCCCCCACACTACGGTTTTCGCCGTCAATAATCATGTTGCTGGCATTTACTTGTCCCTGACTATCAAACCCTATGCCGATCGATGTATAGCCCTGGAGAGTGAAACCATCGACAAGCCACGAAGGCCGCGTTCCTACGCCATTGCCGATAATAATTGCTATGCCCGCGTCAATAACTGTTACGTTCGTTTCAGGGTTTCGCTTGTTACGGGCTGTCTCTGTTCCGACAAACCCACCATACATAGCATTGCCATCGCGTAGATTTATTGTAGCAGTTGGGACGTAGTCTCCCGTATTCGCCACCCATATATCGTGGTCGAACATCTCAACATAGATGTCAACATCAACACCTACAACCGCAGTAACCGTAACCGTTCCTCCCAGACCAGACCCACCATCAGCAGTAAGGGCTTTGGCACCAATTCCGTTATATGTTCCGGTATGGGCAACGAGGGATGTGCGACCGCTGTCCATATAAATATCAACGTGATAAAATCCACCGCCATCATCAACGATGCTGGGATAAATTTTGCCATCAGCATCGGTGTTTGTGGCCTTGACAAGGCCGGTGATGTTATGCCAGCGGCTCAGTTGATTATTATTGTCATTATATTCCACACCCTGTCTCTTATACACATCTCCGAGCCCACGAGACGCTACGCTATCTCGTATGCCGTCTTCTGCTT